AAACAAGGTTTTGGAACGTAGCTTTGATAATTCGCGTCCAAAAAATATCCTAATATTGCGTAATCTCCAAACGGGTCTGTGGCTCGTGTAAATAACAAATTTTCAAACGGGCTTTCAATGATGTATTCTTCTCCGTCGTAATCAAATTGATATTCTACATTTCCGTAATGTAAGCCGTTTGTAGCAAAATAATTTTTATTTGTAAAACTTTCCGATTCCTGATATTTAAAAGCTATTTTTTTATACAACTTTATTCTTTCAATATCTATTGAATTTATATCAGTATATTCGGTTATATCAACTAAAGCGCCTTGACTGTACCAATCGTCTAAAGGTAAAATTTCGTATTTGTTTTGTTCTGTTGAAACGCAAGTACAATTAAATTCTTTTAATACGCCTGCAAAAAAATCTGAAATTTTCATATCAGGTACATAGGCATTTAAATTAATGTTTCCGCTTATTGTAATGGGGTATGTTTGTATCGTACATAATGAACCAAATTGAGTAAAAAACCCGCCAGTATATTCAACGCTTAATATAGTGTAATTTATTGCCATTGTAATTACCATTGCATCCGTAGCCTTTACTTTAAAAGAAATAATTGTATTTAAACCTGAAGTATTACCAATTTCAACTTTACTACTTGCTATTCCTACTGCGCTTGTTTGTATTGTTTGATAAAAATTACCGTCTTGGAAAACGTCAATATAAATCGTACCCGCCGCACTCATTGTTAAAATATTAAATTCTATTTCGTGCATATAAATTTCGTCCCAAAAATATTGTATATTAATATTACTATTAATTAAACTTACAAACGTATGCGCTTGCGGTAAACCAGTAACCCCATATAAAGGGTCTGTAAAATTTGCTTCACTTATGAATGTCACGGCTTGGGCTTCGGGAATAATACTAAAAGCGTTTGAGTTTTTACATTGTAAATACAAATTATTAAAACGGTCGTCCTGTAATATTGCACCATTAAATTGTACGATGTATTTTTGTGCAATTAATTCAAATAACCTTACAACTTTAATAGCGGGAAACAACTCAGTGTATTGTATTTTATGGGTATTTTTTGTAATGTCATTTGCACCGTTATCGTTATATGTCCATAACCTTGTATTTGCTATTAAAGGAAAACGTACGTCGTAATCTGAAGAATCTATTATCCTATTTAATACTTCCGTTCCGTCGTAAGGAAAAGTATAATTATTTAACTCTAATAAATTTAATTTATCTTCTCCGAATTTATCTTTTAAACTTTTTAGTTCGCCGAAAAAACCTATTTGGTAATTATCTACATAACCGTTTTTTATATTTGATTTTTCTAAGCGTATTTTACCACGCCTGAAAAAAGTTAAATCAATTTCGATATATGCGTTGCGGTTCGTATTGTGGTTTATTAATGAATCGCCAGTTAATATATCTCCTACATCGCTTTGATAAAAGTGTTTAAATATAGCATTGTTAATCGTTGAAGCAGGAACGGTGAAACTTTGCGAATAATCGGTGAAAACTTTGCTTATGTCAAATATGTTTTGAATACTTGAATTTACGTTTATTTGTTCGTCTTGGAATAGTTCTATTTGTTCATAGTCGCCTGATTCAAAAATAGGCTCAATCCATAAACTAATTTTTCTTTTCATTAAATTACATTATTAATAAGGTCGTAAGCAAAATTAAATTCTAATTGATAGTTAATTAATTTTTGGTTTATATGTTTAAATAATTCAGTTCCTTTTGTGTTTAAAATAGCAGGGTAATTATTTACTAATATTCTTTCGCTTAACATTAATTGTTTTAATAGTTCGTTGTAGCTTTCGTTTACCCAGTCGGTATTTACTTTAATCGTCTTTTTGCCGTTTGCGTTGAATACTTTGCGTTGCCCTTCAAGTGTATTGTAGTTAGCGTAATCGCTTTGCAATAAATTGTATTCCGTGTTTTCTATTGATATTGAATTATTTGAAGCAGCATAAAACCAAGTACGTTGCCAGCATCCGTATTTATTGACGAAGTCGCAAACGATAGGTTCATACCTACAATTTAAGTAAGGCTTAAAATAAGCAGTCCATAAAACAGCATCAGCCGCGTCTAATATTTCTAATTTATTTCCTGAATCGTAATAAGAAGAATAAACGCGCAAAACATCCCTTAATGAATTATTTGGAAGCCCTTGCGTTTGCGTTGCTCCTGAAACTAAATTTGTGTATTTTGCTTTATATGAAGTTCCCGTTTGTACCATAATAAAACCGCCCCTGTAATCTTCATTCGTTGACGGGTCTTCGTAAGAATCGTAAGCGTAAAAAAACGTTCCTTCGTCGTGTAAAATATCGTATGTTAAAGCGTAATTATATTCTTGTTCGTAATACCCGAATCCGTCAAACGCCTTATATGTCGTTTCGTCTAAAAGCGTGTACGACCCAGCATCTAATTTATAACGCTTTACTTTTACGTTAGCAAATTGCGTGCTTTGAGAAACTGAATAAACATTATAAGGGGTTTGCCTTACATTCCAAGTTATGTATTCGCGGACATACGGGCTAATATTATAAAATGTTTTTAGGTTATTCGTTGCTGGAATTAATTTAGTAAAAACATATTGCGGGTTTGCGGGAGCTGCGCCTGTGCCATTCCAAATAAACAATTCTAATTTACTACCCTCTTGTCCTGATTCCGATATTTCTATTATGTAAGGTGAACGTACAAATATTCCCATTTTTTAATTTTTAAAGTTTTCGTTTAATATTTCGTTAAATAATTGTTCTGCTTCTAATCCGTATTTTTCTACAAGTACGTTCGGTAAATTCTTAAACGCAGCTTCAAAAGGTTTTGTAAAAAATAAACTTGGTTTTAAACCGCGTGAATAAATATTGCGCGCCACTACATAAGCAAGCGATTTGTAACTGCCTTTAGCGTATTGACCTTTTTCATTTCTAAATCGTAGGTTTTTACGCTTTGCCCAGCTTTGAATACTGCTAACAAACGAAGACCACGTTCCGCGTTTGCTTCCGCTACCAAATTTAAACCTGCTGTTCGGCGCTTGTTGCTTTTTTATTTTTGCGTTAGGACTTACATTACTTGGGTTAGCGCCTTTTACACCTTCGTTTTGATACCATCCGTATTCGTCCATTTCAAAACTTATTTGTATTGAATTAGCGCTTTCTTTTACATAGCCTTTAATGCTATTACGCAAAGAACCTAAATCCTTTGGCGCATTCATTTTAGCCTCGTTTATTACGTGGTCTCTAAATTCGTTTAATATTTCTTGAACGCTTTTTAACATATTGTCATATCGTTAGCAAATAATACGTCGAAAGTTAAAGTCCATCCCGCCAGTTTATTCTCGAACCTATCTATAAACGGCTCACAATTACCGCTGCCTTCAATTTGAAAAGCGTCGTCGTATAACGTTCCTCGTTTTAGCATTTCATACAACCTATTTAAAACACCTAATTGCGTATTTAAAACGTCTAATTCGTTGTCGTTGCCCTCAAATATATTTGTGGTTTCGTCTTTTGATAGGTTTACAATATCCATAGCCAAAACACTAACGTTTGCTTTTTGTACGTTGTTTATGAATTGTACGTTATTAACGATAATATGAATTAAAGGAAAAATTGTTTGTTTGTTTAAATCAACCTGAAATAAATCGCCCTGAGTAATCGTGTTTACAATCGGGTCGCTATCAAAATGCGTTTTAATTTTCGTTAATAGGTTGTAATATCCTGTCATCTTCTATATTGTTTTTTAATTTCGTTTGCTTCGATTTGATTTTTCTGTTTTTCGAAAGTGAGATAGGTGAGACATTTAGTAAGTCGTAAACTTGTAACTTCATCGAATTTTGTAACGTCCCCTTTAGCAAGTCCATATAAGCTTGCATACCATCCCCAGTATTTGTTAAATTGCCCTCGTTCTGTGAAGTCGCTAAAGTCGCTTTGTTCTTCTTCATCTCGCGTTGTAAATAATTCATTGAAGCTATCAGTAATTCTTTTTCTAAATGATAAAAAAAAAGCGTTGAAGCAATAGCAATAGACAAAGGCGCAAAGGTCATTAACTCTTCCATTTCGGGTCTTGGTTCGTACGGTATTATTTCGTAGTTTTTATTCTTTCGTGTTTTAATAGGTCGGTATAATACCGCGAGTGCTTTATGGTAATTTTGCCAGCTTTGTAAATGCGTTTCTAAGTCAACGTATTCACCGAAAGTAATTTCTTCAAGGTTAGGGATAAAGCCAAATTCATATTCACCTAATTTAAACGTTGTTTGAAACTCAGGCTTTTCTTGAAACATTTTTGTAAAATGTATAATTAACGCATTCAAGTCAGTTAGTTTTATTTTAACAACGTCTTTTAAATCTATTCCGCAAAATATCTCAATCATTTTTTGAGCAATAAATTCTTCGTCGTTAGAATTTTCTTGCACTTTCATAAATTCCTGATACCTTTTTAGGGGTATTTCGTTTAAGTTTGTTGGTACGTTTATATTAACCTTCATATTATTATAACTTTATTTTTTATTATTGTAGTATGCTTTTGCTATTTGTTCGGCGTCAAATAACATTTTAATATGTAACATTAAGCGTTTAGGGTTGTTAAATATTATTTTTACTTTTTTATTCGTCTTTTCATAAATAAACGCTTCTACTTCTGCAATAGCCCTAAGTATTTGCGGGTCATTCATCGAATAAAATACTTACCGTAAGTTGTGTTTAAACCGAGCGTTTCCATTTCGTGATAACGTAAGGCATCAATAGCGTGGTTAAAATGGTCTATAGGTTTGTTTAATCGCATTCCTGTTTTATCCGTATCCCAACAATACGAGCGTAATTCTTTGATTAAATTACCGCTGTTTGAAGTAACAAGGTAATTTTGACGCTGCATAACATCTATTCCGTAATTAATCGAATCCCTGCCCTTTGTTACTGCTTTAATCGTCTTTCCGTAGCGTCTTATTTCTTCTATTGATTTAGGTTCTGCACTATCGGCGTAAATTGTAACGTTATTAGGTAACTCATTTGCTATATCCGAATTTAACATACTCGTTCTATAAACTAATTCGTTTATAATTCGTGTCCCGTTATAATTGTAAACTTCGATTATTGCAGTAGGGTCGTTAGTATATCCAAAGTCTAATCCAATACCTATTAATTTAGCGTCGTAAGGTACGCTATTAATTTGTTTCCAATTATTAAATATAACGCCCTCTAACATTCCTATTTCGCCAAGTCCGTAAACCTTCCACCAGTTTGCCCAATAAGACGACGTAGCAGCTTTGTCGCGGTTCTTTTCTATTTGCTTAACTATTGATTCGTCTAAGGCTTCGTTATCTTTGTAAGTAAGTATTAAAAAGTCTGTGTCGCTTTCGTCTTTTAGTTCCTTATGTACCCAAAATTCATTCGTGGGGTTAAAGTCTAAATAAACAGCTTTTTTAGTTCTTATTGCAAGTTCGTTGTACGCTTCAAAAGTTATGTTATTACATTCGTTAATATACAGAACGTCGCGCCTTGCACCCCTTAATTTACTTGCGTCGTCAGCGCTAAAAAACTCGAACGTCGAACCGTTTAGAAATTGATAGGTTAATAAAGATTTATTATATTGTGCTTCGTGCCATTTATTCATCCACTTCATTATTTTAATAAAGTCTTTTAACGCTCCCCGTCTTAAATGCGGTATTGATTCGGCAACTATACTAAATTCAGTTTCAGGAATAGACGAAGCCCGTGCAATTAACACGCCTAATATACCGTAAGTCTTTGACGCACT